GTCGTATCCTATCCATACACCGAACCTGAAAAGATCCCGCTTTCAAACGACTTCGCTGTATCCCTGTTCTATGACTACGGGACCACAGTGTTGACGCCTGACCTGGTGTTCACATACGCCGAATAGGAGGTGTAACGGATGAAGTTTAGAAGGAAGCATGATAATGTAATCCTGGAACCGAGATCCGAAATGGTTGTTGAACAGCTTCGCAAGAATCCGGAGTATGAGGAAGTAAAAGAGGACCAGGAGAAGGCAGACACCAGCAAGACAAAAGGTGATAAGAGCAAATAATCCGGAAGGTGGTGGCTGGTTATGCTTGAAAAAATGAAGCTGTTGCTGGGTATAACCGGCAATGAGAAGGACGGCCTTCTGCAGTTCGTCCTGGACACCGTCACGGATATGGTGAAGAACTATTGCCACATGTCCATCGACGAAGCCATCCCGGCCCAGCTTGAAAATGTTGTGGTCCGGATGGCCGTCGATATGTGGCGGGCGGAAGGTTACGGCAATGAAACAAACGGTAACGCGGAAGTAACGTCAGTGAAACGCGGTGATGTTACAACATCATTCAGGCCGGTCGGTGGTGATTTTAACGCAAATACTGGGGCCGGTGGTGCGGACTTCATAAAGGCATATACAAAGCAGTTAAACGCATTCAGGAAAGTGGGGTGGTGATATGTTCGGAAACCCTGCTGCTGAACGCGCTGCCCTTGAAATGACCTATGAAGACACCTGCACCATTTACCGCATGGAAGAAGTCACTGGAAGCAATAAGATCACAAAGGCGGAAAGGGTACCGGTGGCCGAAAACGTCATCTGTTCCCTTTCCTCCATGCAGATCAGGCCATCAGAGCAGACAGCAGCACAGAATGACATTGAATACACGGTGAAGCTGTTCCTGGGACCGGAAATAAATATCCGCCCAGGTGATCAGATCGACGTGAAACGGTTCGGACGTGTAAACCCAGCAAGCGAAACCGTTTTGAAGTATGAAAGCACCGGCCAGCCTATGATCTACGCCACACACCAGGAAGTCATGGTGAAGGGTCGTGATATCGCGTGAGTGCTGATTTTAGAGATCTGATAAAATGGCGCGATAACATGGCCAATACCGCCGCGGAAATGGACCAGATCATGGATGAACTTGTGGTCGGTGAAGGCGTCTATGCGGTAAAGCAAGCGAAGCTGATCTGCAAGAATGATGTTCCGGATATCGTCGGCAGCGGCGATTATAGAAACAACTGGCACAGCGGAGAAAAGGCGATCCGGAACGGCCGCAGCTATAAGGTTGACGTGTTCAATAATTTAAGCTATGCCAAACACCTTGAATATGGCTTCCGTTCCCACTTCGTCCCTGGACACTGGGAAGGAAACACCTTCGTGTATCAGCGGGATGATCCGGAAGGCGGAATGTATGTCGGGCCATATAAAGGTTTTGTCCGCGGCCGCTTCGTGCTTCGCAGAGCAATAAAGCGAACGGAGATCACACAGGAAGCCAGGTTGAAGCGAAAGCTGGACCGGATCCTGCACGAAAGGTTGAACAGGGGGTTGTAATATGACGGTAAACAAGTTCATCGAAGCGATCGCCGCCAAATTGACCGCCCTGTGGCCTGATAAAAAGGTTTACGTTGATGAAATACCGCAGGGCGCCGATGGAAACTTTTCAATTCAGGTTATTGAAACATCGCAGTCAAAGCACCTGGGAAACCGGCACAAACGAACGTATCAGTTCGATGTGGCCTATATAAAGAAAAAGCATGACGCCATGAATTATCACGCCTGGGCGGAAACCATGTACATGGAATTCGAGACCATCAAGATTGATGACATGACCTTTCATATGACCAATCTTCACACCGATACCGTGGACGGGATCTTCCATTTCCTGATGGACGTGACATTCATGGCGCTGTTTATTCCTGAATCCAATGACGAACCAATGGAAGATCTGCAGGTGTTCGCTGACCTGAATATCCGAAGTTATAAGAACGTCCATATCGTCGGGGTTTTATCACTGGGCGCTGGCGGAAGGGAATACCTGTACCAGTTCCCTGAATGTGGACCAAATCAGTCTGGGGGTGTATAAGGTGGCAAAAGAGAATAAGGCGGCAAAGGAAGTGCCGAAGTTCACAAAAGAACAGATTTTAAGCAGCAAGACGCTTTCCATCAACAAGGATGTCGCCGCCGCGGTCCTTGAAGATGGCAAGGCGTATTCTATCCAGGAAGCCGAAACGCTTGTTTCCGGCTATCTCAAAAGAAAGGTGTGATCTAAATGCCTATTGGTGGCGGAATATTCACTATTCAGAATAAGGTCCTTCCCGGCGCATACATCAATTTCGTTGCACTGGGAACCAAGATCGTCACAGGATCCCGCGGCGTTGCAGCGCTTCCCGTTGCATTGAACTGGGGTCCTGACAGCAAGATCATAACCATTGACGCCGATGACTTTAACAAACAGTCAATGGCTTTATTCGGGTATGATCCGACAGCGCCTGAACTGCTTCTGATAAGGGAAGCCTTCAAACGTGCAAAGACTTTGAAGCTGTACCGTATCAATGGAGCAGGAGGAAGCGCGGCAAAAGCAACAAAGACCATCGGCGGAATTACAGTGACCGCCAAATATAACGGAACCAGGGGTAATGACATCAAGATCCTGATCCAGACCAACGTGGACGACGAAACAAAGAAGGATGTTATCACTTACCTGGGAACTGTGGAAGTGGACAGACAGACTGTGGTCAACGCAAGCGAACTGGTGGCCAATGATTACGTTACATTCGGATCCGGAACGCTGACCAATGCTGCAGCCACTGCGCTGACCGGCGGGGCCAATGGTACCGAAGACGGATCAGCACATGCTGACTTCCTATCGAAGATCGAAGTCGAAGAATTCAACACGATAGGATATCCCGGCAATGACGCAACCACAAAGGGCCTTTATGAAGCATTCGTGAAGCGCCTTCGTGACAGCGAAGGAAAGAAGATCGTCGGTGTGCTTTACAATAAGTCTTCCGACTATGAAGGCATAATCAACGTCAAGAACGGGGTTATCCTGGAAGACGGAACCGTCGTCACAGGTGACAAGGCTGTGGCCTGGGTTGCCGGTGCTACTGCAGCAGCGGAGATCAACCAGTCACTGACCAATACTGCATATGATGGCGCTGTGGACGTTGACATCAGGTACACGAAATCCCAGTATGAAGCAGCCATCAAGGCCGGTGAATTCGTCTTCTATGGTGAAGCAGGAAAGGCCCGCGTCCTTGCGGACATCAATTCCCTGACTACATTCACAGAAGCGAAATCCCAGGACTTCACTTCAAACAGGGTGATCAGGGTCCTGGATGGATGGGCCAACGATGTGGCCGCCATATTCGGCAGGTCCTATCTTGGAACCGTAACAAACAGTGATACAGGCCGTCAGCTTTTCAAAGGCGATCTTGTGGCCCTTGCTAACCAGTACCAGGCAGCCGACGCGATATCCGACTTCGTACCGGATGACATCGAAGTGGTCCAGGGTATCGGCAAGCGCGATGTTCAGGTTGCTGCAGCATTGAAGCCGAACGATTCGATGGAAAAGCTGTATATGGTCGTATCCATACAGTAAACCGGAGGTGAAATGATCAATGAAGACAATGAATGCACCTGATACCATTAACGGCAAGGAAGGCAGGGCTTACGCGAAGATCAACGGGAACAATGAAGAATTGTTCTATGCAAAGACCATTGAAGCCACTGTGGAGAAGATAAAGGCTGACGTCAAGGCTATCGGAAAGCGCATGACTGGCCATAAAACAACCGGCCTGAACGGAACTGGCACCATGACCATTTATTATATTACTTCCATGTTCCGTCAGCTTATAGCTTCCTATAAGCGCACCGGCCAGGATGTTTACTTCGACATGGTCGTGGAAAATGATGATCCTGCTTCTGCAGCCGGTAAACAGTCAATATTGCTGATCGGTGTAAACCTGGATTCAAGCATATTGACCAAACTGGACGGCGACAGCGACGATCCGCTGGATGAAGACGTGGAATTCACCTTTGAAGACTTCGAAATCCTGACACCGTTCAACAAGATATAATCGGGGGTGTAATGCGTGAGTAAACTTGAAGAATTCTTAATGCAAAATGAACTGAATACAGAAGAAACCATGGAAGTCAAGGTGTCTGATAGGTTCCCGTTGCCTTTTAAGATCAGGGCCATTTCAGAAGCCGAAAACAAGGCAATAAAGAAGTCATGCCAGACGATCACCTTTGACAAAAGGACACATCAGAAGGTTGTTGACACGAATTATGACCTGTACCTGACCAGGCTTGTCATCGCCTGCTGCGTTGAACCGAACTTCAAGAATGCAGAACTGCAGGCTAAATATGGGGTTATGGGCGCCGAAGCATTGGTCGATAAGCTGCTGCGCCCTGGTGAATATAATCAGCTACTTGAAGCGGTCCAGAAGATCAATGGATTCGACACAGACATCAACACCCTGGTTGAAGAAGCAAAAAACTAATAGCGGGGGGCGATGGTGAAGCGGATGGCGAAAGCACGTTCGCACACTTCGCCCTCCATCGCTTTCATATGCTTCCCAGCACCTTCTGCAACCTGCCGCCAGCCGAAAAAGCGTTCGTTATTGCTTCCATAAGGCTGCAGCTTGAAAAGGAGAAAAAGGAAGCACAGAAAGTAAAGAGGAAAGGCAGGTGATAAAATGGCTGTTTCAACATCGTTGACTATCCAGGACAGGATGACGAACACCCTTATGCGTCAGATCAGCGCCATTGACAAGATGATCAACCGTATGGAACGCCTGGACAGGGTCAGCGAACAGATCGATCCGGGCGAAGGCTTCGACAATGCGCAGCAGGCCGTCGAAGATCTTATGAACCGGTTGAAGCGCCTGGAAGAACAGCAGAATCAGGTGGCCAGGGGCGCGAATAACATCAAAGGCGCATGGGGCGGCATAAATAACATTGTCACAAAAGTATTAACCGCGCTGGCGGCAAAGAAGACATATGACTTCACCATCGGCGCGGCATTGGATCTGGATAAAATTGAACGCGAATTCCAGGCAAGGCTTGGTAATGCAGATATAGGAACCGCAATGTATCAAAAGCTGCAGGACCAGGCCAAAGGATCAGCCTTCGCCTTTGATGAACTGGCAAAGAATACCCTTTCCTTTATGTCGGTAACAACGAAACCGCAGAACCTGGATCGATTGAATAAATTGGCCGAAAGGCTTGCTGTGTTCGATAAGACCGGCCAGGGACTTGAAGGCGCTGGATTCTCTTTGAAGGAAGCGCTGTCAGGCGATATCGTATCGCTGGCCGAACGCTTCAATATGTCGAAAGCGCAGATCAGGGCATTCGGTATCGATGAACTGGGAAAGAAGGGCGACATCGAAGGGTTTATCACGCAGTTCGAAAAGCTGCTTGA